ATGGATTTTGATTTGGGTTTTGATTTAGGTATTGATGATTTTATAGCCGAGCAGGAAATGCTCAAAAGAATTAATTTTGATTTTTATAAACCGCACCCTAAGCACTTGGAATTTCATAACTTGGGAAAAACTGCTCACGAACGTTTGTTTTTAGCGGCTAATCGTATCGGCAAGACCATGGCGTGCAGTCTTGAAGTCTGCATGCATCTTACAGGTAATTATCCTAATTGGTGGATGGGTCACCGTTATGACAGAGCAATAAACGTGTGGGTTGGTGGCGTCACAGGCCAAGAAGTTTTTGGAATTTTAGAAAGTCGCTATTTTGAGGGTATCGCTGGTGCAGATCCGTGGATCGATGCCTCTTTAGTTGCATACTCAAACAAATCAGAACACAGATATCAGATTATTCATAAATCTGGTCGCTTGTCTCAGATAAGATTTAAGACTTATGAGCAAGGACGTAAGGCTTGGCAGGGTGAAAAATGTGATGTGGTTCATTTAGATGAAGAGCCGCCGCTAGACATTTATACGGAAGCGTCGCTGCGATTGATGTCTACAGGCACAGACCATCACGGAATGATGTTAGTTAGTGCCACGTGTCTATATTGGTCTGCTTTTGTTCAAAGTTTTACTACAGAGGTTTATGAGGAAAATGGGCAGCTTAAGGAAATACAGCGAACAGCTGGTGAAGTAAGTAACTCACGTGTTTTTGTGATGGCTGGATGGGATGATGCTAATCATCTAACGGATTTTGAAAAAGATAGAATGAAAAAGTCTATTCCTGCCCATGAAATTGAAGCTCGATCGAAGGGTATGCCGTCCGTAGGTTCTGGCATGGTTTACCCCATAAGTGAATCGGTCATTACATATGAACCATTTACTTTTCCAAAACACTATTACTTCGTTGCTGGCATGGATTTCGGCTGGAAAGACCCAACAGCCTTAATTTTTATGGCTATAGATAAGGATAATGGACACATGTATGTGTTTCACGAGTATTCAATGTCGCAACATACGCCACAGCAACACATTATGTTTCTGAACCGTGGAGTTGCTGGAAATTATATAAACTGGATACCGATCGTGCATGATCCAGCAGGTGGGGCATCGTCACAGCGAGACGGCGAAAGCTTAATTGATGTCTATAAAAACATGGGATTGAAAAAAATGTACAAGGCCAATAACTCAAGAGAAGCTGGCGTGCAAACCGTTTTGCAGCTCTTTCAAAATGGCATGCTAAAAATATCCACATCATGCACGAAACTTTTATCAGAGCTAAGAATGTATGCTAGGGACGCTGATGGTAAAATTAAAGATGGTAATGACCATTTACTTGATGCTTTACGTTACGCCGTGATGTCAGGTTCGGCTGTGGCTGCCAATCAAAATAAAATATCTCAACATAATGGATATTATCAGCAAACAGCAGGTTATTTATGAGTAGTAAGATTAAATTAACGACTAGTAAAATTAATTCAACACCAGTTATTGCAAAAGATACGGTAAGGATTCTCTCACTTGATGGCGGCGGTATGAAAGGTTACATGTCTGCTACCTTTTTAGCTAGATTTTGTAGTGATGCTGGAATAAATCCAAATCAATTATTTAACTCATTTGATATTATTACTGGCACTTCAATCGGCGGCATTCAAGCTTTGGCTTACTCAAACGGATTATCTCCTGGCGACATGTTGGGTTTCTTTTCCTCACAAGGTTCAAATATTTTTCATTATGATTCACTACTGCCATTACAGGCGTATAAATTTAGCGTGATTATGAGTTTGCCGACTTATCCAACAACTTTTTATGCTCAAGCACCGCTACAGACTGCAATATCTAATGTTTTTGGAACTAATTTACTGATTTCTGATTTGAAAACAAATGTGATTATTCCAGCATGGTCTGCAAAAAATGACCAATCAGTTATTTTTTCAAACATTACTGGACTTGAACCATTTTTGAGTGGTGCAAGTCAAGATGTTGTGACGGCTGCTTTAGCAACATCGGCAGCACCTTTATACTTTCCAGCAGTCGCAACTGCTGAAGATGATTTATTAATAGATGGCGGCGTATATCAAAACAATCCTGTTATCACAGCTTTTTCTGTTGCTAAAAAATTATATCCTAATGCAAGTAGATTCTGTGTATTATCGCTTGGGTGCGGTATTGCTCACAATTCATTTGTACCAGAAACATCTTTATTTAGTGCTGCTGATGACAAAGTAAACGATTTGTTGCAGCAAGATGTTGATTTGGAGTTGGCGAATGTACAAAATAAATTATTAAAAAAATATCCCGACAGGATTGAACATATAAAATTATTGACTGCTCAGACGAATAGCATTGCACCTTATAATGTCGATTATTTGTTTTATCTAATGGAAAATGTTTTCATTCCTGGCGTACAAGAAATAAATGATAAAACAATGGCGTTTGAATCGACAGATTTGTTTGACGATATCTTTTACTATCGTTTTCAATATGAATTTCAGCCTGGTCAAGATTCATCTTTAGATAATTATAGTCCAGATAATTTAGCTAATTTAGCATCATACGCCAACACGCAATACAATACAGATTTATTAGAAATTCAAGCGTTTATAGAGCATTTCAATTTATGAAATTAATGATCGGATATACTGACTCTTTTATTTCTCCTGTCACAGGTAAGATAGGTTTAAATTGTTTATCTCTGGGACGTGGTTATGTGCCGATGGGAGCCAAGAATGGAAATGTGATTCAATCTTTAAAAGTCATTGATAATAAAATCGATATTAATTATTTAAAAAAATATACTAAAGCGATAGATGATTCTTTAGATAACTACTTGCCAAAAACTCTTCAAAATCAATATTTATTTATTGGTAATGAAAATGGTTTAGCCGAAGCGTATGCAAATATTGAATTAAATAACTTACCAGGCTTAAGCTCTGGCAAAGTTTGGCAGGGGGATAATAATGGAAGACCTCAAGAAGTTATTTTAAATATTGCCCCAATTAATGCTCCTTATATATTAAAATCTGCAACCGATGGTTTAGATAATGCTCAAGGACTAACTGGAATTAGTGACGGTATAGCTGGTGCCATAATTCTTAAAATTGCTGGTGGTGGTGATGGAACAATGCAAGCTGCAATTGCTGATGAAGATTACGCAACAAAGGCAACTCTAGAAGCATTGAGAGACGAAGCTAAACAAAGTGCTAATGAAGCAGCTGGTTCTGCTGATGCTGCAGCTGGTTCCGCGACTGCTGCAGAAACTTCTGCCGTTGCAGCTGGTGCTGAAGCTGTTGCCGCTGCCGCTTCTGCTGTTACTGCTGGTGCGTCTGCTACAGCTGCCGCTGCTTCTGCTGCTGCCGCATTAGCTGAAGCTGGAGCAGCTGCATTATCAGCTTTGTCAGCATCTAGTTCAAGCTCAAGTGCAAGCTCAAGTGCTGTGGCTGCACAAGCGTCGTTAGATAATCTTTTAAACACTAAAGTAAACCTGGTCGGAGACGTTACTGCTTCAGAGTTGTTAACAAATTCAATTGTCACAACTTACAAACAAAATTCTTCATTTAGTGGACAATATCTAGGAATTCCATTTGGAAATAGTGAAAATAGACCTACTAATAATAACATAGGTATGATAAGATTAACGCAAGTATAACATAGGATACAAAAATATGGCCGAAGGTAAAAATGATTTAAATATTCAAAGTGGATTGTCTGCTTTTCCATTACAGCCAAACCAGTTGCCAGTTTACAAAATAGAGTATACGGACGGCACAACAAACGGTGCTGGTAATGCTAACTTTTTTGGTGTTGCAACCGAAAATTATGTAAATGTAACTTCAAAAGCTGCTTGTTATGCAGCTACTACAGGAACAGCATTAGCCGCTACATATAATAACGGCACAAGTGGAGCTGGTGCGACGCTTACCGCAAGTTCAAATGGTGCTTTTGTACTTGATGGGTTAGCTTCTACTTTTTTTGCTATTGGAAATCGTATTTTAGTGAAAGACCAAGGTACCACTAATGCTTTCCAAAATGGTATTTACCAAATTACTAATTTGGGAAGTTCATCAAGTGCTTGGGTTCTAACTAGAACAACCGATTACGACAGTCCGTATTTAGTCAATCCTGGTGATTTCATTGTTGTAATTTACGGAAATACCAATGGAGATACGGCTTATATTGAAACGCAAAGTGTGCCTGCAATTGGCACATCTAGCATAACTTTCTCATTGATTAGTGGTGCTGCTAGTGTTTTAGTCCAAGGTACTGCAAATCAAATCGTAGCAACTCCTAACGGCTCTGCAGTAGCTTTATCGATTGCAAATAATCCGACAATTCCAGGAAATGCTGGAATAGTTATTCCGATTGGAACGACAGCACAACGTCCAGTTAGTCCTGTCGCAGGTACATTAAGAATTAACAATGGCAGTTAAATGGCTTTCTTTTTAGAAATTTATAATGGAACTTCCTGGCAACAATTATTACAAAATAATTTAACAACATTAAATGTTAGTAATGTACTACCAGTAGGTAGTGGATTACTCAATATAAATGGTGCTTACTTTAATGGGCAGAATCAAAATGTGATAATTGGAACTTCATTTGTAACTAATACAACTGGAAATGCTAACACTGCGTTAGGAAACAATGCTTTAAGTTCCAACACTCTGGGTATTGGAAATGTTGCAATTGGACAAGCAGCTCTTCAAGCTAATACTATTGGAAATGCTAATACTGCTTTGGGCTGGCAGGCATTACAATCTTCTGTTTCTGCTGTAGATAATACTGCAGTAGGTTATGGCGTATTGCAGGCTAACACTACGGGATATCAGAATAGTGGTTTAGGTGCGGAATGTCTTTTTTTTAATACAACTGGATATCAGAATAGTGGGTTAGGTTATCAGGCGTTATTTCAAAATATAACAGGTATTCAAAACGCTGCTTTTGGGTGTCAGGCATTATATAGCAATAGCGGAAGCGAAAATTCTGCGTTCGGATATCAGGCGTTATATACTAATTCTTCTGGTTTTGGAAATTCAGCATTCGGATCTGCGGCTCTTTATTATAATAATAGCGGTGGCAATAATAGTGCTTTTGGTTATTCGGCTGTACAAGCAAATACAACTGGACTTTCGAATAGTGGATTTGGGGCTGGTTCGTTACAAAATAACACAACTGGGTCTAATAATAGTGCCTTCGGATCGGCCTCAATGTTAACAAATATTACAGGTTCTTACAATTTGTGCTTAGGCTATGCATCGGATGTTGCTGATTCTGCAGCTAAGGGAACAACCGCCATAGGTGCTTTTGCCGCTGCACGAAAAGGAACTATGCAGCTTGGCGGAGAAAATATTTCTGAGGGGGTTTATTATCCCAACATTTTTATTGGTAATCCATCAGATTTAAATGCAGCTTTGTTAATTGGTAATGTTTATAGCAATAATAAATTGTCAAAAAACGCAGCAATATGGTTAAGCGATTCGATAACTCCACTATACGGATCAAGTAGCGGAGTCGCAATATATTCCTACGGAGGAACTCTTTATTGCACAGGAAATTTCTCAGTAATTACTAACACTATTATTTCTAACAATTACAGCTCTCAAACTTCAAATAATTATATTACAATAGGTGCTGCTTCAAATGGAGGTAATGCTCAATATGTAACAATGCCATGTCAGTTAAAAGTAACAGGTTCTTCACCTTACGGTTCTAATATTTCTTATGGTTATCTTAATCCTTCTGGAAATGTAGGAACCAGTGGAGGCAATCCATCGTATTCGATAATCGCAAGCAACAGAATTGTATGCTCAGAATTTAATGCTTATTCATCTCGCAATATAAAAAACATTGAGGCTACTGGTAAAGATATTGTGGATGAAGCTGAAGAAATTTTTATGAAAATTCCTTTTTCAAAATACACGTATAAAGATAAAGTTGCCCATGGATACAGCACTACATACGGTTTAATAGCTGAAGATTTAGCTAAAATATGTCCTGAATATGTTATTGAAAGTAAGCAATACGTACCAAATGTTTTAAAATATGCTGAGCTATCTAATGCAAAAGACGGTTTATATAAGCTAACATTCCTTGATAAAGTTGATAAACTTGGTATTCCTAAAGACCATCTTTTTAATGAGATACAAGTTTTTAATGAAAAAGATGAAAAGATAGAATTACTTGTTAATAAAGTATTAGACAACACCGTGCTAGTAAAATTAAAGAATATTAAATGTAAATCTAAAGTAACTAATAAAGTTTTTGTTTATGGTTCGTATGAAGATTGCCCAACAGTTGCTAAAGAAAGAGTATTTGAAATGGGTATGGTGGTTTTGCAAAGCTTACTTAGTAAGTTTAAGAGTATTGAAAATATAATAAAAAATTGATATATTTAAAATAAATAAACACGAAAGTCTAAGTTATGGATATCTTAAATAAACTATCAAATCTAAAGTTAATTACGCAAACGCAAGTTGATTTGTCATACATATCTTCTTTTCTTCCTGAAAACTCTGAAGAAATAGCTAAGTTAAATCAAGATGTGTTATTTATTACTCAAATCGGTAGTCAGTTATTTAATGTGCGTACCGAGGTAAATCCAAGTACTCAAATGGTATGGTTCGAGGCGTTGGACATGGGATTGAAGAAATGTATCTCCGACGCTGAGGATATAATGGATGGCGATTTAGCTAATAATGGCTTAAACCTGGTTTTGGGATATTTTATTGATAATTTGAAAAAAATAATACCTGAGGTTGTTTGTAAATAAAATGGTTATGCTTTCTAAAACTCGTCAAGATGCTCTGAATAAGGCACAGGATTTTTTTAGAAAAGCTAATCTACACCCAAGTTCTCAGGCTTTTAGAATAAAATGTATAGAAGACTATGGTTTTTACGATGGAATGAACAATTCACAATGGACTACTGAAGACTTAAATACTTTAAAAAGCAGAAATCAATTACCGATAACAGTTAATTTATGTAAAGCATTTATTGATAATTTAAGTGGTGTTGAGATTCAGAGCCGATACAGAACTGCAGTTCGTAATGATTCAGGGCAGATTGAGGAAGATAAAGTCGCAGAAGCTTTAACACATTTGTTGTTTTTTATTCAGGAAAATCAAAATTGTCCTTACAAGGGTTCATTAAAATTTAGAGATTCTTTAATTTGTGGTATTGGTTGGGGTCATTTGTTTAATGAGAATAATGGTGTTGTCTATGATTATATCGATCCTTTCAATATAATCCCTGATCCTGACGATTTAAGCCCTCAGTATACAGATATGAAGTTTGTGTGCCGTAAAATTTGGATGTCGCCAGATATGATAAAAAATAAGTGGCCTAAAACGACATCGGAAGTAGATTTTGGTGATCCTGATTTAATTGATTACGGAGCAATGTTTTCTCCTGAGATAATCGATAGGAACACAACATATACGGATTCAAATGTTTTTACTGGGTTAAACCAAAATCGTATGCTTGTAGTTGAAGTGCAATACAAGGTTCCGCACAAATATTTTTGTGGTATAGATAAAAACGGTCATTATTTTGAAACCTTTGATTTTGATACTGCAGAAGAGTTAGTGGAGTCTAAAAAACAAATTGAACAAAAAAACGGTACACGAATTATGCGTACGGTTTTTATGGCCAATATTCTACTTGAGCATGCACCGTTAGATTCAAGTTTGCCTAATCAAAAAGATTTTAGCTATATACCTATTGTACATCAACGCCAACATTCCACAGGTATATGTTATGGAATAATTCAAACTTTAAAAGACATTCAACGTGAATGTAATGTTCGCTTAACGAAGGGTATTTATGCCATTAACTCCGCCAGAATAGTTTTTGAAGGCCAGCCTATGGAAGGCATAACCATAGATATGCTGAAGCAGGAACTTAAATCAGCTGACAGCGTTATCATGCTGCCTAAAGATTCTAAATTCAATTTAAGCAGTAATGACAACATGGGCGAGGCGAACCTTAAGACTATAGATATGTACATGAACCTAATGCAGCGAGCAACAGGAATTCATAACGAAATGCTTGGTATCCAGACTAATGCAACCAGCGGTGTAGCTCAAAAAATAAGGCAAGTTAATAGCGTCAGAAATAACGTTTTTGCTTTTGATAATTTCGCACAGATGAAAAAGAGAGAATCTAAATTTATTTTAGATATGATACAAGTCGGAGCTATGACCAATATTATAGTTGAAGTTCTGACTGATGAAGAACGTGAAGTTATGATTTTAAATTTAGTGAGAGATGTAAATGGTAAAAAAGTAGTCTTTAATGACATTAGAACGTTGCCACTATCGCTATATATTGAGGAAGTACCTGATTATCAAAGTTCTTTCGAGGAACAGAAAACTACATTTGAAGCATTGTTGTCTAATCCAAATGCTGGAATGCTGTTAAACTCACCAGAGCTTTTGCGTCGAATGGGAGTTAAGAATCCTGAAAAAATCGCCGAAGAAATGCAAAAAGCTATGCAAGATAAAGCGATGCAGGAATTGAAAATAAGGCAAATGCAGCAACAGGGGCAACAACTGCAGCAACAGCCTCAACTGCAGCAAATGGCTGCTCAACAGCAGGCTGCATAATGGCTTTTGTTGATTTTAAAATGGCACCGACTAAAGATGTAAGTAGCACGCCAGTGATAATATTCGGTAATGATGCGAACACATGCATAATTGATGGAATTTTATTATCAAATAAAGGAAGTAATGCGATTCTTGTAACCTTACAAGTTTCTAGAGAAGTCGAAACTGGATTTGAAACCTATTTTACATTAGCGAACAATATTAATATAAATGGAAACTCACAAGTCGATTCATTAAATAATTTAACTTTAACGCTTCAACCTGGCGATCTTTTGTATGCCAATTCTGCATACTCGGAAGATAGCTTTGATACTTTCGTGTCATACAGAATATTAACTGAATTAGGAGGATAAAAATGCAAGACGAACAAGAAACTATTGAAATTAAAATTGATCCAATAGATGACATGATGAAACAGCGTGATACGCCTAAAGATTTAGTTGCAGAAGATTTAGAAGAACATCATAAACCTGAAACTAAAACTAAGGATATTGAAAAAGATAATATTGGAAAAGATAATAAAGAATCGTTAAAAAAACAAAAATCTGAAGATACAGATCAACAAGGATTAAAAGATGAGCTTGAAAAGACAAAACAGCAGGTAATCGATAATCAAAAATACGGCCGTCAGAAAGCACAGCAAGTTAAAAATTTGAAACGTAGCATAAAGCAACTGACTGAATCAGGTAACATAAGCGATTTAGAAGCTGAGCCTTTGCTTAAAATTTTAGAAAATGACGATGTAGATGAAGATGAGCAGCCAGTATTTGCAAATACTCCTTTAGTCGATATTTTTAAAATTGCTAGAGCTGAACTTCCTAATATAAGAAAATATAATGATGAAGATGCAGAATTTGACGATAAAGTAAACGCTTTTGATTACTTTATCCAGTTAGGCGATCGTGAAGAAGTAGAGGAAACGGTAAAAGAATTAGAAAGTTTAAAGGGCGACCCTACTAAATTAACAAAACGCATGCTAGCAATTGGTAAAAAATATTATGAGGAAGATTATAGAGAAATAAAACAAGCAGGTGGAGTTGCTCCTTATATTCAAGAAATGAAGAATGAAAAAGTAAAATTAAATAAAGAGATTGACAAACTAAAGCAAAAACTGTCACAATACACTAATGATTACGATGAGAAAAGTAGCTATAAGCTTGAAAGCTTAAATGAATCAGCAAGTGGATCAGAACATAGCAAAGATCCAATTGATGATATGATGAAAAGGCGTGATTCTCCTCGAGGTCAAAGAAAACATGCTGCTTAGCCAAGTCGCCCAGCGTGATTTCAAACTTGGATAAAAAGACGATATTAAAAGTTACTAAGACCGTGTAAACGCTTATCTTTTGTACTTTTATAAATCCTTACCTTTTTTTGAAAAGATAGAACAATAGTTGTTTTTTGCGATGGTCGCAAAGACGTTTTATTTATTTAAAAAAAGGAAAATATATTATGTCTTTATATCCACCACCTGCCGCCGGTTATAACGGTATTTCAGCTGGTTTATTCCCATTTGAAGTTATGAATCGTGTATTCATGGAGTATATTCAGATATTCCCATTGTACAATTTAATGGGAAATGAGCCTACACGTCCTATTGTCAAGCATCCAATGGGAAATAGTAATGGTAAAGGTCTTCAGTATCGTGTGCCTAAATTAATGGCTTTAAATTATAAAAATCCGATAATGAATTATGACCAACGCCGAGGAAACGCACAACAACAATCAGTATTGTTTGATAGCGTGAATATGGACTGGAGGACATTTTCGGTATTTGAAAAAGGTTGGGATGTGCTTCGTTTGGGTACACCAGTTGATATTTCTAAATATGCCAGCCAGCAGATAACTCAAACGTTTTCTAGAAATTTGAATTGGGATATTTTCAATTGCATGACTAATGTAGCATATCCAGCTTTAACTACTGGAAGTGCAGCAACTGGTAACGTTGCTGGTAATTATCCGTCTTATGACAGAGTAGTTATTCCAGTTGTTGCTGCTAACTCCTTTGTAACAAGAGCAAATTATCAAGCTAACGCTACATTTCCTACTTTATTAAACAATTTTCAAACTTCAGCAGCAACTACGCCAGCTGGAACAGGTTTATCAACAGGACATCTTGAAGCTTTAAAGCAAATGGCAGAGCGTGGAAATGCTGCTGATATTGCTCCTAAAACAGAAGCGGCAATAGAACCTGCCTTTGTTAGAAGCAAAGCTGGCTATGCAATGAATAAATATATTTATTTATGTCATCCACAAACTCTTGCTAGTTTATTTGCTGATCCATTATTTGCTAACTCAACCTTTAACCGTGGTACGGTTATTGATGCAGAAAACCAACCTCAAACGCTAAACGGTGCAGATTATATCGGCGAATATCGTGGTATTGCAATTTATTCATGTCGAGATCTTTTTGAGTACTCTATTAAAAGTCAAGACGGAGCTAAACAGGCAGCTTGGAATATATTTATGGGTGCTGGTGCTGTGTCCCTAGGATGGGATAGCGTGCCTAAAGTTGGTGTTGAATTAGACAATTTAGAGCAAATAATGACTACATATTCTCACGAGATCCGTGGGCAAAAAATGCTGCAATTCGCAAGTTCTTATGCTCAAACTGTAGGAGCCGTTGCAGGATCTAATCCTTATGTTGAGCAAGGTATTATTCATTCATTTGTAAGTTTTTAAGGAGATAAAAAAATGACAACATCAGTTCGCTATGTAACTAACACAACTGGGCTTAATAACACTGAAGTTGCGGTCGGATCAACTGGAAAAGACTATCAGCTATTAGCAGTCGATTTGACTTTAACAACTGCCATTCCTGCAAATAATGCTGCAAATATATTTAATTGGACAGGTGCAGGAAAAATAATTGAGATTATGAGCTTTTTTGTTCAGTCCTCTACAGGTGCAATTTATACACCTAATTCAGCAGCTGCAACATCTGTAAATATTGATGCTACTGGAAAACTTATAAATGTTGCAGTGGCTTTAAATGGCTCCCCAATTACGGCAAATAGCAATATAGCTATGTTACTAGTCATTGGAAATTATTAATTAATAAAGTTAGTTACATGGAGATATATAAAAATGACAACATCAATCAGATATGTAACTAACACCACAGGAGTTAATAATAGTAATGTTGCGGTTAGATCAACTGGAAATGACTATCAACTATTAGCTTTTAATATACTGCCTTTTTATATTTACGGTGCCGAGTCAAGAATTTTACTTGAATGGACAGGTGTAGGAAAAATAATAAAAATTATAAGTCTTTTTATTCAAAAAGATGGAAAAATTATAAATCTTTCAGAAGATGCAACTAAGTCAACTATATCTATTGATGACACTGGTAAGGTAATTACAATTTTTTCAGATGAAAGCCAAGAATATGTTGTTCATCCGCAAATTAAAATGTTTTTGATAGTTGGAAATTATGAAGATTAATGAATTATTAGACTTAATGGGGGATTTATCGATTGGTAATGACAACGCCGCCGATTCAGAAAGATATATTTTTTTAAAATATCTTAATCTTGCCCACTTAGAACTTTATCAAAAAACTGCTGGTATAAATCAAGAATTATTAACTTCTGTAAATCTTTCAAATGCTGCAAATAATAATGAAATAATACTCCCAGATATACCCTTTATAATAAATAGTGTTTACGATATAACTAATAAAAAAAAGCTTCAGCGTATTTCAATGGCTGACGTTATTGAAAAAGATCCATCATTTAAAGAAACTGGAACGCCTTATAATTATTTTATACAAGGTAAGGTAGTTCAATTTTATCCAGTTCAAACGGTTGTTTTACCAGTCGTGATTTGGTATATTCCCCAGCCTGTTCCGTTTACTTTACAAACTCAAGAGGAAGATATCCCTTATCCAATTGCTTTTCATACAACCCTTGTCGATGGGGCTTTATATTATTTATTCCAAGAAGAGGGTGGATTTAAAAATTCTCAAAAAGCTAATGAAGCAAGTAAGCGTTGGATTGTTGGTAAATCAAGTTTATCTTCTTATTTGTATTATTCAGCTGGTCAACGAATTGGTACTTTTTCAAATGTGTGAGCGAAGTGTTACAAGAAGGTAATTATGATATTCTGGAGCTTTTCCCACCAGCACAAGGGATGAATAGAAATATCGCACCTGATATTTTAACTCCTGATTTTGCAACAGCCTTAGAAAATATTTTACCGATGCCATTAGGCACGGCTACCGTTCGTTACGGCACTCGCCTTCTTCCTGGTATTAATTTAAATGCCGAAAATGTTATTATGGAATCATTCCCATTTAACAAAGTTGATGGTAGTCCTCAAACTTTGCTATATGTTCAAAAATATGTTCAGGATTATAGCACATCAAATATTCAAATTTTATCAGCTAATAGCTTTAGGTTTAGAACCAATACACCGAATTTATATATAACTGATACAGCTATTAAAATTATGTATTCTCTTAACGGACAAGTAACAGTTTTTAACTATATAAATAACTGTGTTGTCGTTGGCAATATCGTAACCGTTACTATACAAGATAATTCTTTCGTATTCCCAGCTGGGCAAATGGTTATAAATTCCATTTGGTATTCACAAGCTTCCATCTATGTCTATAATTTTAATAGTTCAACGTTAAGTGCGGAACTAATAACTGGTTTAAGTAGTGGTTGTGTTCCGAGAGCCGTTAATTTTTTAAATAAGTTAATTATTTGTAATGGTGTCGATCCTATTATGTCGTGGGATGGGACTAATCTGATTAAGGTCGTTGATTTTATCAAAGAAAACACTGCCACTAACTTTGTAAGAGTTAATAATACTACTTTTGAGTTTACAATTTCAGAACCGTTAAGATTTATTTTTGATATTTCTAGATACGAAAATGGAAATACAATACGGCTTAAAAATAATGGGGTGATTTTTACAACAATTGTCACAAATATTATCAGAAATAATAATACTGTAGTTATTAAAACAGCAGATATTTTACCTAACTTTACTCCACAAATGACTTTATTTTTTCAAGCAGCTCCTCCTGCTTTTAACTTTATGTTTGTAGCGTACAATAGGTTGTGGGGTCTCGGCACTGGTGCAGTTAGCTTAGCTTATAGAATCCCTGATCAGGCGTTAAGGGTGTATTTTTCGTATCAATCGAACACATTAACAGGGTGGTTTAATGAAAACACACGTACGGTTCCTTCTATTGATCTTTCCGCAACTCATAACGTTCCTGATAACATTGAAGCTATGGCGTTTATTAATAACAATATTGCATTCATTGGTCGTGAAAGAACGCAAATTTGGACAGGTTCAGAGCCACTAGGTGCGGCAGTTGATCCAAATCGCCCAATGTTTCAATTTGCTGGATTGCTGCCTGTTGGGGCGGTTCATGGAAATTTAATAATAGATATGCCAAATGATTCTTATTTTGTCAGTCAGAATGGAATTTTATCGTTTAGTACTTTGAATGTTGCTAAGCAGTTTTCAGCTACTGCATCAACTGCAGTTGATCCATTGGTACGTCAATATGTAGCATCTATTACTAATTCAAATGTAGCCTATAGGGCATGCAGAGCTTTTAAATATAAAAGTGGTTCTTTTTGTGGGTTTAAAATCGGCCTCAACAAGATTTTGATATCGTTATACTCAACAAATTTATACTCATGGACTTTATTTTCAGGTGACTTTTCAGCAGCTCAAACTTTTTTATCTGATGTAGACGAGTGTTTATATTTAGCGATACGTAACAATATATTTCAATACGCTGACGGTAACAGTGGGGTACCTATTTACGGAGACAATGACGGTAAAAATTTGATAAATTTTTTGTGGACAATGCCAGTAATTCATATGAAGGGTAAAAGATATGCAAACAAGAGATATGAAATTAGATGTGATTATTCCAGTGGTACGGTTTTGAATAAAGCAAATGCGATGAGTATTATAATTGACGGCGACCTCTCAAAAACATTTATGCTGCAAGATTCATATTTATTTGAATACAAGGGAGATGCTTTAAATACGGTACCTTTTATTGATCCAGCAAATATTGGAGCAGATCCGAATAATCCGCCAGTAAATGCATTAGGTTTCAGACTAGATTCGCCCTATATGTTCTTCAAGAACAGATTAAAATTTTTAAGCTCAAATTTCACTGTAAATATTTTAGGTTCGACAATGAACGGACAGATAAGAATAAAGAAAGTGCGTTTATTTGGAATAATAGAAAGTGGATAGGAATTTAAAATGGCATTACCAACAAATTTTTCAAGACCTCAGATACCATACATACCTCAGCAATCTTTACCTAATAACTCTAGATTTGGATTGATTGATAATAGACCTCCTACCGCAGATATGTTTGATAGTGAGTTAAATGCTTTAACCGATGATATCAATATATTGGCAGATGCTATAAATAATGTGCAGGCTGGGGCGATTATAGGTGTTAATAATCCATTAAACGCAAATAAATTTTTAACAACTGACGGACGTGGCAATACTTCGTTTACTTTAGTGACCAACGTCAATATTACTAATGGAGCCGTAACTAGTAACTCTATTGCTAATGGAGCCGTAAATCAACTGCATCTATCAAGTGCATCTGTTATATCTTCAAAAATCGCTGATGGAGCAGTTACAGCATCAAAAATTCAAAATGCTAGTATCACACAAACGCAGATGGCTAATTTATCAATAGGAACCCCTCAAATTATTAATAATGCTATCACTAATTCATGTATAGCTCCCTTAGCTGTAACTGCAGATAAAATAAGCTCTGAGGGTATTGCCGCAGGTTTACCTTTGGTTTCTCAAAATGGATCTGCTACTACATTTTCGCAAGTTAGTTCAGCTGGAATTGCTAATGGTGCTGTAACCACACAAAAACTAGTCACAAATGTTATCACGACACCATGCATAGCCCCCTTAGCTGTAACTCCAGTAAAGATAAATTCTTCAGGTGCTGCTGTTGGTTTACCATTAATTTCTCAAAATGGATCTGAAACGACTTTTGCACAGGTTCCGACTGCTGGAATTGCTGATGGTGCTGTAACTATAAATAAACTTGATCCTGCTTTATCAAAAGGTAGAATTATTGCAGCTGGTACATTTCCATTAGTTAGTACAGAAAATATATCTTTAGATAATTGTTTTGGCGTAACCCAAATAACAGCTAAACAAGCTGTATCTTGGCCTGTTTGTTATCTTTTATTTATAATTATTCCTGAAGGAAAGAAAGTAATATTTACTGGAAGTGTGATATATGCAAGAAATTATAATGCTTATACTCAGCCAGGTGCAACTGTTTCGTTTGGTCAGGTTGGCAATACTGTTTCTAACTCTGGGGTTGTATTATATGTTGGAAATTCAGGAATGGACTCTGGAAATGCCTTTGTGCAATTTCAAGCAGTTATGATTAACTGATATGCATCTACTCCAAATAACCGACGAAGAAGTTAAACAAAAAATTCCTGATTTTTTTAACATAAACGTTAAATATTTCAACATTATTCATGATGATGTAAAAATAGGCATTTTTGGCGTTCGTAAGCTTAGAAAAAAACATAAAACTTGCGATATACGCCTTCATGTATTCGAAGAACACAGAAATAAAATTTATTATAGAGAAGGTTTAAGAATTTTATTGCACTATCCATTTTCTTTAGGATTTGATACTATATTCATATCTAGTAAAGTAAAAAGTGTAGTAACTTTGATGGGTATGTGTTCAAAAATGGGCGTGCGGTATTGCGGTATTTTTAACAATTTGATTTGGTTTTGCCTAAAAAGGAAATATTTATTATGAGCGGTGGCGGCGACGATTCAAGTCCTAATTTACAGCCGTTACCAGATATGCCGCCTGAAGCGGAGTTGATGGACGCTTTAGATAAGATAAATGGCGTTCAAGCTGTAACTGTGACAGGTGCGGACGGAAAGCAGCGTAGAGTTGTGGAGCGATTACCTAGAACCCAAGAAGAACAACGCTTGTACGATATGTTCGGCAATACTGTAAAAAACTCATTTGAAAAAATGAATGATTTAATTAAGTACGACCACACTGCTGTACCGAGTTTTCAACCGTTTTTAAATACCATTAATGAAGTTAATCAGCAACGAAGTGCTGATATGCGTAATCTTGTTGGCAATCTGCCAGATTTTAACGCTTATGTAGAAAACTTTATAAACACCAGTAACCAGATTACAAATGATACGTTTGATAAGTACGACAGAGAGACGCAAGAATCGCTGAACCGTGCAGGCTATGCAAATAGTACAGGAGCGGCTGAAGCTCGTGCAGCATCAGCGGCACAACGTTCGCAACAGCTGAATACGAATAATGTTAATGCTATAAATGCTGGGACTCAGCTAAGAAATAATGAATATGAGGGGCGTGGTAAACTATATCAATTAAGAGACCTTGAGCGACAGGGTAACTTGCAAGGCTCAGCGATGCAAAATGCTCTCACTGAAAATGAATTTAATCAGTTTAATGATTTACGCCAACAGATGCTTGACAATCAAGGTAAGGTTCTTAACATTGCAGATACGGCGATTAATCGTGATAAGCAGCAAGCGGCTGGTAGTATTGCTCCAGTATTAGCAAATGACATTTATAATAGCATGAACAATGTACGTACTGGTAGGTACACTGCACAAAGCGGAGCAGTTAACCAAGCAAATGCTAATGAAATTGAGCGTTATAAGGTCGAACAGGCTAATCAAAGTCCAAGTTTCGGCGATATGATGCTTAATTTGGGTATGCAGGGTCTCGGTGCTTATGGAGGTAGTTACTTAGGTGGTTTAGGGCAAAAACATTCTGGTGTAGGTGGAATTGGTGGAATTGGTGGAAATGGTGGAGGAGGCGAATGGAAAACTATTTCGGGAGTATCAGTACCTAAGGACGCAAATGGACTTACTCGTAGAGCTAAACCAACTTACTACTAAATTTTAAGGATAAAAAAATGGCAAACGAAACATCGTTAGATTATGCAAAATTTCAACACGAAGTAAATAAAGACAACGTAGCAATGGAGCTTAAGCGTCCAGGTGTAAATTCTTTAGGAGCTGGAATATTAGGAAACTTTGCTAAAGATTTAGCCGAATCTGGCAAGGGTAGAAAAAGATCAAGTGCGGAATATGCTGTACAGGGGTTAGCTTCTGGCTTATCGGCAGGTTTAAAACACTCAGATGATCAGAATGTTAACAAGGTTATAGATTGGTTTCAGGTTAATAATAAAAATCTTAATACTCACATGGATCATAAATTTAAGCAAATGGAGAAACAAGAACGAACAGCTCCATTTGCTCAAACTGCTGCAAAAGTAATGATAGATCCAAACATGAACTATGAACAAAAAGATAAATTGCTTAGGGAGACTTTTAAAAGTTTCCAGCAATTATACCCAGAAGATGCTGGACAAGGTCAGTATATGAGCCTAATACCTGATACAACTATTGCAATATTTAAAACCCCTGACGGTCAAATTATTCATAAAGATATTGGTGAGGCAGCTGGTAAAGATTTTATGAAGGATCAATATACTTCGTTGCATGAGGCTCAGAGAATAAAAATTGCACAAGGCACTCTAAATATGCATCTAGACCCTAATAGTCCAGCAAATAAAGCTAAATTACTAAATGCTAATACTTACGCTAATTCTTGGAGTCCAAGCTCAAATTATGATAAAAAATTTGCTATGGAAGAAGCTGCTAAAGATGTCGGATTTGTACAAGCTAATAAAGATAGACTACAAATACTAGATAGTGCAGAATTAAAGTTACAAGCTTTAAAAGATCTATTTGAATCAGATAAGCCGATATCTGGTAAAACTTTAGGTGCAACTGCTAAACGTCTATTTGGCTCACAGTTTAACACTGAAGCAATGAGCGATACGGAATTAATGAAAGCAATTACAAATGGGCTTTATTCTTATATGAAAGATGGCAATACGTTTGGAAATGTGAACATACCAGAATTTGAGCTACAAACTAAGCAAGCTCCTGATGAATATAACACAGCAAAAGGAAACTTAAAAATTATTAATTATCAGTTAAATAAATTGAATCAAGAAAGGGAAAAAGTTAATCATACTATTGATTCTTTTCATGATTTCAATACTAAAAAAACTGGTAATAATAACGTACCAGTACAAACCTTTGATAATAATAGTGGCACTCAAAATAACGTACCAGTACAAACACCACAAGAAGCAAATAACGCACCTCGTGATGTAACTCATGAGCCTGGGACTGGTATAAGTCCAGATAATCCGCTAGATATTACACAAGAGGAAAGTGATAAAATTAATGGTCTTCCTCCTCTTAAAGAAGGTTATGTAAGAATGAAGATGAACGGTGTAATTGGAGATATTCCAAATAATCAAGTTGCTCAATTTTTGAAAGATGGAGGGGAATATCTCTAATAACTTTAACAATGAAGACCCATTTAAAAAATATGGTGGTTATGCAATAAGTAATCAGTCACAGCAATCTCCACAACAACCTAATGATGATCCTGGTTGTTCATTAGAGCCAATCCAAACAATCAAACACATACACAAATATGATTTATATGACGGAGCTATATTAGTATGTGTGGGGTTTGTTTTTGCTTTTGTGGCTATGTATATATTTAAGAAATTTTTAAAATAAGTATAGTTTTATATTTAATAAAGGTTTATATTTAACTTGGTAAGTCCTACAATTGTGCCTTTAGTGTTACCTTCTTTGTGTTGGTTAATAGCTTTAGGAAGTAGACGTTGTAGGCACATTTGAAAAGTATTGTTGCTTTTTATGTAATGTTACTTACACTTTTGAGGCAAAGATTTTGGCTTTGACCTCATATAGGGCTTAACAGGAACAGTTTTTATTCCTGTTTTAGCTGTCACCCTAGTAGGGCGACATATGGTTTTAATTGCCATATCTATATATCCTTTCTTTGTTGATAACAAGTTTATGCTTGTTTCACAACAACAACCCTATTGTTATTGTCAGCAATTACCAATAACTTTAAAGATTGAAAGAAGCAACAATACTTTCTATATCACATTTATGTGACTAGTGAATATTATAAGATTATTATTAAGCGGTCAAGCTTGCCATCTTGTTTTTGATGCTTTAATAGCAATTTCTTTTCTACGCTCAGGACTTAAAGCAGCAGCCCTAGCTTTTCCGCCTTTAAGGCCACCTAATCTACCTAAAGCAACTGCATTCGGATTTTTCTTACATTCGTCTTTTTTGTTTTCCATAACGTCTATCTCCTTAAAGCAGTACTTTACGAGAAGTATAACATACCAACGTTATAAGACAATATTACTTCATTACTTACGTCGTCCTGCTGTACTTTTCAGTCGTCGACAAATTGGCGACAGTTGAAACTCCATTGTTAGCCGCGGTTTTGTTCCGTTATGGGAATTACCATAACGGCAGTTCACGAGATTTTAATTTATTCAGTTGTCCGATTTTTCCGGACAACTGAAGCTATACTTTTCAGCTGCACGCAAAATGCGTGCGACTCAATTACATTTACAGCTTGAAAGACGCTATTTTGTTCCGTAACGCTTATATGCGTCACGGGATTTTAGTCGTAAAAGGGAAAGATTTTTTACAAAATAATATGGGCTTTTCCAAAGCGGAACCAATAACTTATAAGAGCGTTTTATATAACATACATTAATTAAATAAATAGTAAAAAATAGTAGAAAACAAATAGGAAAAACTAAAACAGAAAATAAAATCTGAAATATTAAAGACATAAATACCTTATATATACTATATAGCTCAACTTGTGGGAATTTCCCACAAGTTGAGCTATATTATGGGCGAGAGTCCATAGCCAAATGGATTGATCTCATAGTCGTAACTGCAAATTACATCTTAGTATAATTCATTTAATATTGATGTAAAAGTAGTTACTTAAATTAAGGAGTAATTATGTTAAAAGTTCAATGGGCAACAAATACAAATGGAAAATGGTGTGAATTATATAATACTGATTTTTCAGGACTAAATATTTCAGGTGTATACATTATCTTTATTATTAAAATAGATAAACCTTGTGTTATAAAAGTAGGGCAAAGCACAAGTATTTGTCAAAGACTTATGCAGTATGATAATGATGAACATATGCTTTATTATTTAAACATAAATAGAAATAAAGCATATGTTACGTGGGTAGAGTTAAATAAAGATTATTTGGATGGTGTTGAAGTATATTTAGGAAAAATTAAATACAATCCTCTAATCGCAGAACGTTTTCCTAACGCAAATCCCATAAGTGTTAACACTCCATTTTAAGAGGTGAACAGTTAGACCTTTTAATAGATTCCATACATTCTAAAACTGATTTTATAGTTTCTATTAAGGGTTTGCTATGAATACAAGCTGGATCAGATTGGTCTTTACTCTTTTCTGTAGCCCATTCACATAGTTTAAATAAATATTGCTTAGCTTTTTTATCAATCGCATC